ATCCTCAAATCAGACCTACAACCAGGTTCTGCAAATAATGACATCAACGTACTTATGTCTGGAAGATACCTTCCAGGTGGATTTGCAGTGAATCATTATCTAACAGATTCTGACGCTCTTTTAATTCATTGTACAGAGGTGCTGCTCGGTGCCACTCTTCTGCTGATTTCTCCCCATTGGGGTCCCAGCCTTTTGCTGCCTGTTCTGCTTCAAATGCAGACAGTTCTTTGGAAACAGGTGTCTCCAATTTTATGCCTTCTGCCTGTAACGCTTGTTCTACATCTGCGACTCTGTCGTCACTCATTTTACACCTATTCGTTCGTCTGGGAATACTGCTTCTATGTCTCGGTCATTAATGATTCGATAAATTTCACCTTCTTCGATGTCATCTAAATCGTCGCCGGAGTACTTGGAAATTAAAACACAATCTCCTGCTTTACACCATGGAGTTCCATCATCGAACGCCTTGAACGCTGTTGGGCCACATTCTATTATGTACGCCTCTTGTGTTGCTCGCTGCTCTCGCTCAATTCTACTTTTTGAGCGTACGGCGGTGATTAATCCGGAATCAGTAGTTGTATACTCTTCCTGATCTATCTTCCTCAACTTCACTAGTACTCGAAACCCTGCTGGTTTCACTGCTCTCATCTTCGTCATCGTAATCCTCTATGGACGTGGTTAAAACTAGGTCTATTCCTTCTCGATTACCTACCAGTCTGGTTAACTTTTGGGTAGCATCTGCAGAAAGAATAATATCTGAACTGATCATTAATTCTTCTATGTTATCTCGTGCTTCTTTTAAAGCTTTAAAGAATTGTTTTGTTATTGGGTCGTTTTTCCATGCACTGAATTGGCTTTTAGAGACTTTCACATTATATCCCCTCTACAGTGGCAAAACCTTGTCCTACTCGACCGCTAGACGTGTCTCCACTGGTTCCGTATTGGTCTGTTCCTACGAAGCCTGTTCCTAATTCCCCTCCGGCTAGCGTCGGGATGTCTTCTGTGGGTAAGCTCTTCACTCCCGCTACAGGAGCCAATTTCGGCGTCTCTATTGTTAACGGATCTGCTCTGGTCTCAACTTCCATCTTTTCTCTGTTTAAACTTGGTCGTACATCAGAATATGCTGAGCCTCCGGTACCTGCTAATGCTGCATTTTCCTTTAAAGAAGATGCTTGACTTAACTGCTCCATTTTTTGACTGTCAATCGTTTCAGGAGTAGAGGCGGGCATGTCGGATGACATTGGTTGGGCAATATCTTGTCCTAAACCTCGCATTCTCTCCCCGACTGCTCTTTCTCTTCCTTCTAACCCCACATTTCCTGGGTTATTAATCAGTTGAGCATTATCCTGTTCAAGAGTGTGTAAATCTTTAGGATTTTGTTGAACCATATCTGGCGTTCGCATGTTGTTATCATATTCGAGCATACTTGATGTAAACATTGGATATCTAGACATTATCTCCGCTGCTTGTTTATAGTCTTGCTGAGCAGGGGGTGCTACAGACAGTCTGTCACTGTACGCATTGGTAAACTGAGGCGGGACATTAGCTGAAGAGGCTACTCCGTCATCCGCCAGTCCTGGATAATGAGGTATATTTGGCAGTAAATCTTGTGGCATTATTGATTTCCTATTAGTGCTCTAACTAAATCGGGATGCAACCCTTTTAATCGAGATGTATATTCAATATCGTCATCAGATACAGGTGTTTTTGGCTTCGAATTAGACTCAACACCAGTTTTTACGGGTTTTCCCATTACCTTAGCTGCATCTACCTTTACTTTATCTGCTTTAATAGCTGTTTCTTTAGCTTTTATGATTAAATCTGCCTGATCAGTGCTTGCTTTAGCAGATAATGTAGCGTGGTCCATAATAATCTTATGATCGGAGGTCTTTTCTTTCAAACCTTCCTGCTGTTTCATCTTAGCAGCTGCTATCATCAGTTTTTGCTGTGTCGCAGTAGCGTCTTGTTGCATTTTCCATACACGGGCAATAGATTCTTGCACCTGCGCTTCAGTCATCTTGCCTGCTGACAAGATTTTTTCCACTTCCATGCGATTTCTTTCTGCTTCTAATGTAGCATTTGCTGACATTAATGCAACTTCTGCTTGTAACTTTTGTGTCTCTGCCATGATCTTTTGCTGTTCAGGTGGCGGAGGAGCATTTGGGTCAGCTGGTGGCAATAACTTATCGATAATTGACTTGTCAAATTGCATAGATTCCAACAATAACATGTCTGCTTGTCTTGGATCAGCTGTCCGTAATGACTGAACTGCGCCTGCTCGCATGACCCGTTGAGATTCGGAGGAAACGGACGGGTCGGCGACAGGGTGTATATCAAGAGTATTCAACTCGAAATCTGCTCTGACGTTTGCTTCTGGGTCGTCCAGTACCGCCGAGTATTTCTTTTGAGTTAAATATTCAGAATTCAATTCATATATTTTTTGGTATTCTTTCTTTAAGCTACGATAAACACGTTTGTTAATAGCTGTAAAGACTTTTGTACCTTGTTCTACTAGCTGGCTTATCGTATTCGAAGATACATTTTGAGCCGATTGCTTTCCTGATAACACATCGGTAGTAGATGACAAGTCTTTACCAACTTGCATTAACAAACCAAGTAAACTGAACAATGTTTGAGAAGGTTCTCTAACGGGCAATGGAAATACGTTCTGTCCAATGTCTGTTCCAGATGCTGTATCGAGAACTTTCCATTCTCCCATACGTACCTTGAACTCGCCATTCTTAATTCGCAGTCCTCGTCCCAAGAAACCACCTTGAGTATTGCTCAGTGTTCCTGCATCGATTAACTGATTAATAAGTGTGTTAATAGCATTGTTAATTGGTAACAATAAAGAACCGAATCCCATGCTGTAAAATCCACCGTCAGGTGAACGTATGAAATGGAAATCTGTAAAATACTGTACTGGTGTTATTCTTTGTATCTTATTGTCTTTGTTCTTTTCAATGGTATTGAACCGACTTACAATTCGCAGTACTGTTCCTGTTTCTTTATGTACTGTAACTACATATGGTTCTTTATATCCATCTTCATCTAAGTCTAAATAACAATGCTGTTCCAACAGGGTAATAGGATAGTCGGTGTCTTCTGTAGAACAGTCTGATGATCTCAACGTCGCAGGATCTACTTCTGCGTTAAAGATCCCTCTCCGTTGTCTTTCAACTACGTCATTGACGTACATTGTTAATATGTGTGTAATTCTTCTTGCTGTTTCCAAACTTTGACACGCATAATTAACGACGATCTTGTCTGGGACGCACAATTCACTCATGCATCTATTTTCAATAGAATTATAATATGTTTTTTTAAATACTGTTCCAAGCACAGGTAATATCTGTAACAGCTTATCTGTACCATCTTCCCAATCGGGAGATTCAGTAATTAATTGATACGACATGTACTGGGATACCCTAGATGCTCTAGCGTATTTTAAACTGTCCTTGTCCATTCCAGTTACAGTTGCTTTTACTACTTTATCACTTTGAATAATTTCAGGCATGGTGCGAGAAGCATAGTCAATACTTGCTTGGGTTATCAAAGGGAACTTAATGTTTGATGCACCTGGCCATGGAAATGATTTTGGCTCGATTACTTGTCTGGCAATCGCCATAGCTTTATCGACAGTTGCCTTCCATTCCAAACGACTGTCTTCGTCAAGTTCGAAACCTCGGATTACCTGTGAGCCTACTTCATGCAATACGTTATCGTCTAACAGATTAACTATATTGTCTGATTTTTGCAGTTCTTGTATTGAAATTGTCATTTAATGCCTTTCTCTTAGTATAGCACAGTTGTCAACAAAAAGCAAATTAATAGCCTGTAAATTCATCTCTTTGAACTGTTTCAAATTCGTCTTTGCTTTCACCGTCTGGTGCTGTCTCTAAATACTGCAGTCCAGTTTTAATCGCGTAATGTAAAGCATCTATAGCATGGTCAGGAGTGTCAGCAACCCGCCCATCTTCTTTTCGTGAATATAATCGTAATTCTTTTAAGAGATTTGGACATTTATCTGCTACAATCTTTAACTGCCCTGTTTCAAACATCTGGCCCACTAGAAGAATAGTAGCGTCCTTTTCTCTTTTATTTGCTTTAACCAAATTCAAACCTTCTTCGCAGTAAATGTTAAACATCTGTCTGCCATCTTCTTGGTTAACACCATCTGGGTCACAAGCACCATACATCCAATCGCCTCGGCTCTTGATAGCATGTGCATTAATTGCTGGATGGGTATGTCCAACGTAATATTCATCATATACATATACAACTTTGGAATCCGGGTCCATAGCTAACCATACAGCTGCGTTTCGATTCCACCCTGTATCAAATCCAAATACTCGTGGGAACCAATGAGGAATCCTCGGTAGTTCGACCGTAATCGTTTCTTCAAAGAATGGATATATTCGTCCAGCTCCAAAAGATGGTATCCCTTTGGTACGAGCGTCTCGCTCGAATTTACTGTATCCTGCAAGCAGGATATCTCGTTGCGCTTTAGGTAAATGGGGTACATCGTCCCATGTCATGTTCAGAACGTATTTATGTCCATTCACACCTCCTCGTGGAAATTCTCCGCCAGGTAAGAATTCTAATACCACGGGAGATAAACCATACAACGGTGTAAAGGTACACATTATCATACCTGGATTATTATCGTTAATTAAACGAGTCAAACACTCGGTATAGATACCTGCATCAGATGGTTCTTCATCTAACCAGATTAAATGTTTAAATGTTCCTTGGAATGATTTTCGCTTTTGATCATATGACTTAAATGTAACGTGACTGTTGTCTCCGCTAGCATGCTTTACAATAATCGTTTCTACGGCATCTGGGACGCCCGCCTTGCGTGTTATTCCTACAATGGCATCTCTGGGTATCAGTCCAGTTCCGAGGTCCTCTATGTGGCCCAGAAGCATGTTCTGGATAACATCACGTGTTGTTTGAGCTGTATCGCCTGCTGCCCATACTTCTACTGAACAATGAAATACTCGTCCTTGCCAACCTTCTGGGTATCTGCCGGTAAGATGATACGCTACTTCTGTGCCTGCTGCAGTAGTTTTACCTGTACGGTTCGCTGCTATTAAAGCACGCTCCATATAGTCTTTGCCTGCCGCAAAGAATTGCATTTGCTTTGGATATTTATCTCGACTGTATTTACCTTTAAGGGGAAACATGGAAGACAACTTATCATACTTTAAAGCATTCTCTTTCGCTTCAAGTAATTCAAGTAGTTCTCTATTTAGCTGTTCTTTCTCACTCATTAGTTTGATCCAATGTTACGCCCAGTGATTTAAGTCGTTCAAGTTTTTGAGCTATCTTGTTTTCTATTTGTTCAGGAGACAAGTTTAATGTATTTACTGTTATCTCTGTATGACTGCCGGAGCCACTACGTTTGTATTCGTCAGAGAATTTATTATTCATGATAAGAGCATATGTAGATGCATTAAAATTTGGAATCTCTCCAATTGCACCTTGTAGGCCTAGCTCTTCATAATATGCTTGAGAGACCAGCTTGCTTAGCGCATATGCTTCTTTAAATTCTGGGTTTTCATTTTGCCATCTGTAGAATGTTTCTTTTGAAGCTATTCCGAGTTCCATCATCATCTTTGCAGTGTGTCCCCCTTCAGATGCTATCTTAAGTATTCGATCACACATATCAGGTGTATATCGAGATTCTGGTCCTCGTTTAACTAGATTCATTTTCGTCTCTTCTGTAGCAACTCTTTAATTTCTTGAGTGTCTTCTTTAAGGTTTAACAACCCTTCTTTGACAACCGCCAGGTCTGTTTTATGTTGAGATAGATCTTGTTCTATTTTACTTAGTCGTACGTCTACTTTCTTTCTTTCGTACATGACAAATCCGCCCAGTGCAGATATTACAGCTGCAATGACCGTCCACACTTTTTCAGGTATTATATCTATTGTCATTATTATTCTACTGTGTGCCATGGAATTCCCCAAGCGTTTAACTCGGGCGTAATGTCGTTGACGTCTACTACATAAATAGCATTGTCTAGGGTTTGACATCCCCACTTGATAAAAAGGTCTTCAGCAAGCGACCAATGAATATTCTTAATTTCTACTACATGTTCTTTAGCGTCAATTATTTTCATTCTTGTCTCACAGATTCTGCAGCGGCTTTTTGAATGGCGGTCCATTGTTCTTCGGTCATTCCATTTTTAAATATACTTTTACGTAATGACGCTGCAAGAGCTGCTTCGTCAATTATCGGTACAGGATTTTCGGCTTTTGCTTTATCTACTTTAGCTGATGAATATGTTTTAACCGTTTCTCTTGTTAGATATCCACCTAGTCCTACTGTCACAAGTGTCCACAATTCTGGTGGAACTGGTAGTACATCTACAGGTAATCCAAGAGGTCGCAAGAAAGCATTCAAGAAAGACGCTACAACCCAGTTATATGCCACGATCGATATGCAAACCATCATGAGGTAGGACCTCCATTGGCTCGCCCAGCCACCCTGGCCCATTTCGGCTGTAATGATTTCTTTCTTTGCATCCATTGCTGCAGCTTCTGCTCTGTAAGCTTCTTGCTGTGCTTCAGATAATAGGCGTTGCATCTCTATCTGGGCCTCTGCGGCCTTTTCAGGATCTGGAAATATACGGTTAATGAGGTTTGAAAAGATTGGACTTAGTAGCCCAAGTATAGCTGAAATGCCCATTGTTCCTCACTAATCGGTATCAACTTAGGTTGGAATCTAGTTTGAATCCGTAACCTATTGATTTATTTAAAGTATCTAATAAGTACAGGCTTTGCACCTGTTTGAGAGTTCTATTAAGTACTCTTAACAATCAGTTTTTATTTTCAAACGCTGGTGAAAATTCTACAAATTTTCAAACTGAGTTCCAACCTGCTAGCTACACCAAGTGATTAGCTCAGTGTATAATTTCATGATAGCACACTGAGGTGTGTTTGTCAAGGTCCTTTACAATTATTTTACATTTATTTTCGAAGCAGTAACCGTTCGAACGCGTCCAGCGGCTTCTTCCTAGTGTAATTCGGAACCGTTTTCTGACCCGTATCACTTGGGTGTGCTGCCAAATGTCTGGTCAGTTTCTTCTGTTTGTTTTTTTCTTGCCTGCCTTCTGCCGTGTATCTTGCACAGCAAACTTTATTTCGTCCATATTTTCTGTTGGTTTTTCCAGCCATATTAACTCCTCCAATTATTTCTTACTTAACGGCAATAATCTTGACCCCTTCTTAATAGTATAGCACACCAGTTTTACTTGTCAAGCTGCCGATTGTAAAGATAGTGTAAAGTTATTGTAAAGATTACTGTCCAGAATCACTTAAGCTTCCGTTAATGTTCTGTGCAGTGACTGCGCCGAATTTTTGCACCGTGATTTTCTTTTTATGGAGTACGATGTTTCAGTCACGTACCAGTAAAACCCCATAAAACAAGGGGCGCAGGTAGCAGTCACACATCAGTCCGTTTTGTTTTCTTTTGTCCAGCCCCTCTATAGTATCTGCACAGTGATAGCTGCACGATAACTGGGTTGCCGTCAGCACAGTATGTCTGCCGAACAGACTTGACCTGGGCCCGGGGAGTGAGGAACGAACGGCCCAGATACTATATATGGGGGTGTCGAATGGGGAGACAGTACACTAGGGTTAATAACGTACAGAGCAAATGGTCACGATACAGCTCTGTAGAGGAGCAGCGAACATGAGAACGATATTAAACTATATAGTAGGAACAGCGATATTGGTACTGTTAT